TGACGATGTTGACTTAAATGGCAATAACCAAACCTATCTAAGTAAAAAATTTAGATATTCAACAGATCGTGGAAACTGGTCTCTGTGGTACGATATTGCAGACATTGCCGCACTTGCTTTTAATAATGCTGATCTATTTGTTGAATTAAAATATGAATATAATAATACAACTAGGAATCAGCTTACTAATCCAATTGTTGTAAATGAAATTAAATTTAAAATTGTTGCAGCAGATTCTGTTCCAAGCCTATTTACACCAAGCATAGTTTGTAGCGATGAGGTTTGTCCAGCTCTTATTTCAACTGGCACCATGTCGTTTAATCCATATGCGGCAGACCAGGCCGTAAATATTTTTAAACAATTAAGCTTTAATACTAACAAATTATTTGGACATGAGGTTGTTTACTTTAAAACCGAACCAGATAGAGACTCTGCGGACTACGTGTTCAAGGAGTGGACTCTATTCAAAACAATTAGCAGAAAATGCATTAAGGTGCTTGTACCCGGAAATAAATTTCCAGATAATAAGCCTACATACGCAGAGTTTGGTGTGGATTTTGAAATGCCATTCGAAATCCATATTGATAACCAATATTTCCAAACGATCTTTGGAGCAGCGTCGAATCCTCGCAAAAAGGATTTCCTCTATTTTCCATTAACTAACAGAATGTATGAGATTCAGGGTACATACCTATATCGCGGAATTATGCAGGAGCCAGTTTATTGGAAAATTCAATTGGTTAAGTTTCAGCCAAATATTGATATGATGATGAAAGCAGAAGACCGAACTTTCTTAGATAATATTATTACAAGTACAGATGAATTATTTGCAGATCAAATGATTGACGAAGTTAAGGATGCAACAATGCCCCAGCAATTTAAAACAATTTCAACCCGTTTTGATGAAACTCGTAAGGCACTACACCCAGATCTCAAAATCAAGCAATTGACCCTAACCTACAACTATTCTCCACTAATTCAATATTATTATGAAAGTAAGAGTGTACCGAGCTTACCTATTACAGTTATACCCAAAACCTCAAATTTTACAAAAGATTCGGTTAAATATGAAGATGCTGCAACCAAATATACTTTAATTGCATATGAAGAATCTGAACTATTTTCACTATGGGCTGGCTATAAATTAACAACATATGACTTAAGTAATGGAGCGCCAATTAAAATTAGAGGTCCATATAATTCAAACGATCCACTGCTTGGCCGATATATTAAAATTGACAGATATGCTGACTCTAATTTCTTTACGCCAAACCAATTAGCGTTTGAACCAGATACAAATAGCCGTGTACATATTTTAACCAGAGACTATAGCGTTGTCTATAATGAAATTGGAAAATTAGGAGAAGACAAATCTAATATGACTTACTTTGCGCTATTTAAAATTAATGCCCTAACCGATTCAATTAGTTTTATTGATGCATACGATAATAATTTATCACAAGGATTAAAGTTAGATGGTACTTCAATTGCAATTAATAATTCAACTGATAAAAACGTTTCAATTAGGCTTGAAATAAATTCGACCTTAACTCAATTTAATACAGTTAGATTAGAAATCGATAAGTGGTATGCCATATTTGTGCCAGTATCTAGTCAATTTAAGCAAACTGCCCTAACTATATATGGATTTAATCAGGATCCAGCGAATTTAAATAATTTTAATGATATTTCTCAAATCCATAATTCAGCAAAAACCTTGACTGGTGCAAGTTCATTTAGTTTTTCAATTAACGAAAACTTTAGACTAGTATCATCACCAATTGATATTGCAAATATACGACTCTTTAATACAATGGTTCAAGAGGAGGACCATGATTTTGTAATTAGTCAGTTATTCATTAAAGATGAATCAATTTTACGTATAATTGATAACTGCCGTCCAAGATTAAATATTCCTTATATTGGTATAAACAGATAACATAAACTATGATACTAGACATTAAAAACAGGGAACAGGTAGAATCAGCACAGTTTGTGCTTACAGTTGATTTCTTTTCAAATAAATCAATTCAGCAACTTGCAGAAAAAGCCAAATCTGCTCTACACAGAGACATTGAGGTTGGCGCAACTCGAGATGCTTGGAAACCTTTACAGGAAAATGGAGCACGGCTAACCAATCTCTATAATAACGGATTTAAAATGAAGCGAATGACAATCGGTCCAGTCTACTATTACGAAGGGGTCAATGCTCTTCTTAAATCATTTAAGTTTATTGAAGATAACGGGTACACTAACGAATTGTGTAAGGTTAAAATTGATTTAGGTTTCTCTAAAATGAATGAAGGAGCAAGAATTCCTCAGCTAAATAAATTTAAATTTTTACTTAATTTTAATGAAGCTAAAGCCTTTGAATTATGGCCACAGGAGATTCGCTCAAGTAAAATCTATAAACACTCTATAAATTTAATATACCCAAAAAATAAATTTATAGCCGAAGCCGCTGTGCCGTCTGGCAGCTATTCTTCACAACTGGAATTTAGCTTTCCCAGATCAAAACAGTTTGGAATCAATTTTGACAGAATTAGTGAAGGTTTTGTAACTATAAAGTATATCGGCGGAAAGGATTACGAAAAGAGAAATACCCAAGCCGTTGAATTATTAAACCTGGTAATAGAGTCTCTTTTTTCAACCTTAAAATCAAATTCAATCTATTCAGATAGAGATCGTGAAAAAATTAAAGAGATCTTAACCGAACAAAAGTCACACTTAACTGCCTTAAAATCTTACGCAACATTTGAAACTAAATTTCCACTTATTAAATTATCAATGGATCTAGATTCAAGGCCAGAAATACTTGGTGCTAAGTTTAATCTGGTTAGGGAAAAACTTTTTGATCTGGTAACATATGGCGGACTGGTTAGAGGCCGTGTAAATTATAATTCAGAAACAAATCAAGTTGAAGTTTTAGAAGGTCGAATAAAAAATGGTTTTAATCTATCAAATATTATTTTTATGGAGTCTTCAATTCAGGCTGAACTTTCTGACTGTACACTAGTCAACTGTAAAGTTAGAAGTTCTAGACTTTTAGAGTGTACAATTTTTGATAAAAATGATATTAGATACTCAACTCTATCTAATTGCAACTTTAACCAATCTGGCGTTAATACAATTCAGCAATCAACAATTAAAGGTCAACCAAACATGCAAGTTTCAGCGGATTTAACTGAGTGTCTTGTTGTAGGATCACCACTTTCATACCACGCAACTAAAGATTCTAAGACTGAGATTGCTCTTTAAGCAAATCCAGTTTGGGATAATAAATAACTAAAACAACTGGGCCTAGATGGGAGTCTATTCTAACTTAACAAACATTACCGATTTATCTGATTCAAGCTTAAGCTCGAGTATATCGACGTCTAACCAGAATTTTGATAACTTACAGGCGGCTATCCAAGCGTTTTTAACTGCAATCTCATTTGATGAGACCAATAACAATATTTCGGTTAACCAGATTGCAGCAGTTGGTATTACAGCAAGTTCTACTATCAGAGTCGTACAAAACGGCTCTATTAAAATGCAGGTCGATGCAGATGGAGTATTAACAACCCAATCTGCCCTTGCTAACCTATTTCAAACACCTTTACTTAGATTACAGGATAATACTGGTAAGCTCGGCGCAGCTGGCCTTATTGGAGATGTTATCTATGCAAATAATACCGCTCCAGCTGGAGAGGGATTTTATGGATATACTCAAAATAACGGTTGGGTAAAACTATCTAGCGGTCAAGCCGCAAGCGGCCCAGTCGGAACAGCTTTTACTGGAATTGCAAATTCTCAAGGAACTGTAATATTTGGTGCAAGTAGTGCAACTGATACCCTTGGTTTTGAGGGTCAGGGTGGAACCACCGTGAGTCTAGATGCCGTAACCAAGAGGGTTATAATTAGCTCAGCAAATGTTTCAACTAATTCGTTTAGTCAAATTGCAAATGCACTTGGTAATATTCAATTAAGTGCAAGCGGTCCACAAAGTACATTTAGAATTGAAGGTACTGGTGATACTACTGTTGCATTTAATGGTGCAACCAATAAGGTAACTATTAACTCGCCTGTTCAAACTCCAGGTTTTTCTAAAATTGCAAGCGCAAGCGGCGCAATTCAATTTGAAGCTGCTTCTATTAATGATATAATCAGAATTGCTGGAGAGGGTGGAATTAATATTAATTTTAATTCAACTACAAAACAGGTTTCAATTGGAATTGATACGGAGGCCCTTAATTCAGTTTCAGCCTTTACTATAAGTAATGATGGAACCGATATTGCATCAACCGAGCCTGCAACGATCTTAACTAAAATGGAGCAACTTGATTTCAAGGAAGGTCCAGCTAATTTAAGTTCATCAATTTTAGCAGTAGCTGATCCATCTAGCGATAAGGTAACTGTTTTTGTAAGACCGATTTCTCCACCTACATTTTCAGCAGACGTTTTTGTAAGTTTACCATTTGGTAAAACAGTTGGACGATTTATATCTGGAGACACAATTCCCGCAGCGGGTAAAACTGCTGAAGAGGTGTTTAACCTTATTGCACAGGAACCAATTGCTCCTACCGTGTCCCTAAGTTCCTCTACAAGTATCTTATTTAATCAAACTGCAATTTCAAATGAGTTAGTCTTTACTAAAACTATTAATACACTTGGTGCAACTACAGCAACTGCTGTTTTACAGTGGAGACGTAATAATTCTGGTACATGGACTACCTTAACTTCAACTACTGGTGCAACTACATATACACACACTCTAACAGATTCGGCTTTTAATACTCAACCTTTTAATTATCAATATATTGTAACCGATAGTGCTGGAGCTACCGCAACTGCAACTTTAACAATTACTCCACAATCTTATCAATCACCAAGTATCTCATTTAGTGCCCCAGCTTCGACTCTTTCACTATCAATTGAAAGTAATCAAATTAGAGAACGCGGTAATACGTCATCTGTTTTACAGGGATCTACTTCCAGAAACCGACTCTATGTTCCAATTAGCGGATTCCAATATGCAGTTTCGTTTAATAGTGGAGCCTATGTAAATATTGGAACAGCTGGATCCCTAGCGGCAGCCGGCGGATCCTTTACTAATTTTACTGATACGTCAATTACATCATCCGCAACTAGCGCAATTTATCGAGTTTCTGTTACAGATTCCTATACAACTGCAACTGCTTCATATAACATAACTTACAAATACGTGGTATTCTATGGACCTAGTGCAAGCGCGCCAGCTAATTCAGCTGGAGTTAGAGCCCTATCTGGCAAAAGATTTACAGATGCCGGTAATACATTTACCCTAAATACAGGAGCAGTTCAAACAATATTTACAGTAGCTATTCCTGCAACAATGGCCCTAACTCAAGTATTAGATCTGGATGCACTAAACGCAAATATCACAGCAAATTATACACTTTCAACATTTAATGTTAATGATGGAGGAGGAACACCAGTTGCATATAAAATATACACGCTGACCAATGCTATTCCTTATAGCGCAGATCACCGTCACCAAATAACTATCGCATAACCATGAGTTTTACACCAGGACTTCAATTACCTTATGGTATTACACCAGTTAACCCGGTTCCAGTCGACGGGTACTCTGGGCCATATGCAACAACAGCTGAAGCATTAGCTAATATTCCACAGGCTATTCGATTCCCAACCATGCAGGTCCGAATCGTTAATGGTGATGATAATCAGATGTACTGGTTTAAAGACGGAGTTTTAGATGTAGATCTTATTGAATTTTCACCAACCAATGCTAACTTATTAACTTTTGTTGCGCATCTTCAAAATACTTCATGGTTAGTTAATGAAGCCGCTGATTTTAACAGTGGCAATAATGCAAATCCAACGATTTATGTTTTTAGAGGAAATATTTACAAATTTAAAGTTGCCTCAAGTATAGGTCACACCCTGCAAATCCGAAGCGCAAATGGCACAGCCTATTCAGTCGGCATGCCGACTAGCGGTGCCGGTACAAATACTCAAGGTAGCGGCGGCTATATCTTATGGACAGTTCCATTTGACGCGCCAGACGATCTTTTCTATGTATGTACGGCTCACCAAAGCGTAATGCGAGGACATATTCGAGTTATTCCAAGTCTGGTTGCACCAATTACTCCAAGTGCTGAACAAGGCAATGCTAATCAGGTAACATATACTTCAAATACTGGCAGTTATTCACTAGCATCAAACTCGGCAATTACCAAAGCAATTCATATAGATTCAACCGTGTGTATAAGTATAAATGGAGTAAGAAGACTCTTAACAGATTCAAATACGTCTCCTTTCTTTTTTAGCCGAACTGGTGGTATAAATCAATTATTATTAGCTCAAGTGCAGGCAGGGGATTCACTTTATACGAGGCCTGCATATTTAGAACATGGATTAGAAACCTCTGATCTTATTCTACTTGAATATTTTAGCGGGGGCACAGTTACACTTGCATAAATTACTGAACAACCAACAAATAAATAACTTAAATAAAAAGACTTTATAAACAATGGCACTAATTAAAGGTAAACAACTACAAGATACGTCAGTTTCACTAACTAAGCTGAGCGGCGCAACTGGTTCAGTTACGTTAACTACTGGTACAATTACCACACCTGCTGCAAACTTAGTAATAAGTAGCTTACCAATATCTGGAAGTCAAGCAGCAAACAAAGAATATGTCGATTCGGTTGCAACTGGATTAGATATAAAAAAATCAGTAGTGGCAGTTTATCGCACATCAGTTGCAGCAGCAGGCGGTACTCCAGCTATATCTACTAACAGCCAGCTAGACGGAGTCGACGCAGATGATGGTAACGTGTATACAGCTATTATCACACAGGCGGATATCAGTTTCCTTGTACTTGACGGTATTACCATTACCGACGGTGATCGTGTCCTAATTGCAATTTCACCAGGCGGTGTTCGCCAAAAGGTAAATGGTATTTACGTATATCAAGGCAGTAAATTAATTAGAGCCCAAGATGCTGATAACGTAACTGCAAATATTGGAGAAGTTTCTGGCGGATTATTTACCTTTGTTGAGCAAGGAACAGTATATGGCGACACTGGTTGGGTATTAAGTTCACCAAACGGAGCAATTAGCGGCCAGACTGGCGCTGCTGGTTTATATGACTTTACCAATAACCCAGCTGGACTGGTTCAACTTGAATTTACTCAATTCTCTGCAGCCGGTGTTGCTGAAGCTGGTGTTGGTTTAACAAGAACTGGTACCAAATTTAATGTAAACTACGACGACTCTTCAATTGGTATTGATGGTGCAGATGCTTTATACATTAAAGCCGACGGTGTAACCAATGCAATGTTGCTGAATGATTACATAAATATTATAGGAGACGGCGGCGGAAATGGTAATATTGCGCTAGGCGGATCATTAACAATCGCAGGTAATACTGGTATTGATACTTCAATGACTGCAGGTCTATTATCAATTGACTTAGACCTTTCTGAATTAACTACCGTTACTACAATTGCAGATGCTGACTTTATTGTTACTTCTAGAGCAACCACTCCAGCAAACCAAAAAATTACATTTGCTAATCTTAAAACCTTAATTGGAGCTGCTAGTCAGTTAAGTATCAGCGCC